ATGCAGGTGACGTTAAATAATTGGTTAATTGTCCTAATAGTTTATCTGATTCTTTTATAATGACTTGTTGTACTGAATCAGATGAAGCAGAACTATCATATAAAAATAGATAAGTGAATAGTAAAAATAGAAAAGCTATTACTCCAGTAATAAAAATAATAACCCAACTATTATATATACCATTATTTTCTTGGGGTTGATTAATAGTGGGAGTTGGAGTGGTAGTGGGAGGAGAAGAACTATTCATTGGAGGGACATTCCATGTTGGATTAAAAGAACCAAATCCATTATCATTGTTCATTTTTTGAAAGAACAAATTTTATCTCTAAAAGGATTAATCTAATCAGTTAATACTTCTCCTACTGAAGGAGTAATATTTTTTATATAGTCTATAGCTTGGGATAAATGTGTAGAAAATCTAGCGAATTGTTCCATCACTTTTAGTGAGACTAGCCATTGACCATCTTGGATAATTTTACTATACAAATCGTTATACATTTTTAAATTTTTCTTTACTATATCGAAATTTTCTTGATCCTCTGTAATTGAATCTATTCTATAATCATCATAATAACTATTTAATTCATTAATCACAGAACCAATCTTTTGAAGAATTTCACCTTGCATATTTGTGAATTTTGAAATTTGTTGGGGATAGGATTGAAGGACTTCCATTAATTGTTCCGAAGTCGTATAATTCATTCGAATAGCATACTTATGAATATCCACGACATTTTCATGTATATTATCAATGACTGAATCTGAATCTTGTACAATTTCTGAATATCGAACAATGGGATAAGCCATTACTCCAGATTGTGAATCAATGATAGCTATTTTCTTTGCAGGTTTTTCTTGATTCATTAGAGAGAATGAAACTTCTTGAGGGATGGTATCATTTCCAATTCTTGTAATAGTACAAATTTCAGTATCACATTCAAGAACTAATCCACAGACGGATGGATTTAAACATCTACTATAACCCGTTTTAACTGTACTGGGAATCATCATAGATGATTCACTGGCTAGAGTATATACTACATCTCCTTGATTAATTTTAGGCTTCATTCCTTCCTTATCCAATTGAACAAGGGCTTTCTCTCCTCGAGGAGTTATCACTTTAATATATGCTGTTGGTTCTTTCGATCTAATTAATTCCTTAGTATCTTTCATAATTTTTGAAACAATAGTATAGCCTAATTTTTTGAGACTTTCTTCTGCTTCCTTTTCATCTATTGAAATGGGTGCTTTGGGAGGTGAAGGTTTGGGTACATGAGCTAGAGAAGAGACGGGTACGGGTGTTGGTACAGGTTTTACAGGAACAATTTCTTCTTGTTCTATTTCATCATTTTCTTCTTCTAATGGTTCCTCTTCCTCTTCTTTTTCTTCTTCCTCTTCTTCTTCTGTAGAGGGAAGAGGTGAAATAACAATAGTTTTAGGCGCTCTACGAGAAATACGTTTTTTTGGTATTTCTACTACCGTTGGAGCTACTACTACCGTGGGAGGGGTAATAGTAGTAGCAGGAGGAGGAGGGATAGGATTAGAAGTAGCAGCTGTCTTTTTTGGCTTTTTTTGTTTTTTAGTTGTATTAGTAGGAGAAGGAGCTTCTACATCTGAAGCACTAACGACGACATCCTTAGTTGTCTTTTTTGGTGCCATAATAGTTTTTATTAATTTATAAAATCTTTTTAATGTAAAAGATTTTATACTAAAGAAATGGAAACATGTTCGGGGTTAAGGAATTGTAAATTTTTATACTTGTCTGTTTTTGACATTTCCTGTTTTAGCGAAATGAATTTTCTGCTCAATGAAGGAGCAGTAATTACATCCGAACAAGAGACTAATTTGGTTGAGCTTAGAGAAAAGAATTTCTCAAATGCATTAATCGCATCTTGAGTTCCTTTATGGATTGTTTCTCCTTCTGTGGTAACATAGCTACCGACAAATTTCCATGTATTTAATGCTGAATCAATAATTAATGTATGATTGAAAAATTGTTGCCAGAGGATATAAGTCAATGAATCAATCTCAGACCATTCTTTGGGTAAATTAAATTGAGCTATATACTCTTTTAATTCACTTAATACAATTAATTGTTTTTCTATACAATCATTTATGAAAATTTTTATATTATTCCAATAAGTTAATCCTAATTGTTTCAATGGAAGATCATCCAATAATGAATCCTTATCTGATGAAAATGGTAATTCGTGATTATAGTCTTGTTGGATAAATGAAATCATATCATTATAATCAACCCCTGTAATATGATACAGTAATCCTTTATTAGATAAAAGAATCTTATCTACACGATCTAAGAATTGAGGAGTTCCATACTGGAAGGGATATAATGTCTTTTGAGTGGAATTAAGTCCATTATTGACTATATCCGCATTCGCAGCAATATTTTGAATAGTGGAAACAATCGCATTTGGGTCCGTTTGAGCTATACCTTGACTCTGTTGAATAGAATTAACTGTAGTAGCAATTAATCCAGCTTGTTGAGCAGTAGTATCTATTGCTGTATCAACTGAACTAGCGACATGTTGGATACGTGTGGCGAATGGGAGATTTGTTGTTACTGCATTATAGATACCAAGTACTAAATTCTTTAATATATTATATAAAGCAAGAGCTAATTCTGCAATTTGAAAAACTTCTATCTGATTAATATCTTTTGTATTGGTAACTTTTACTTCAGTCAAATCTTTTGATACATCTATAACACATCCCAAGGATGCATATCTAGATCGCATCTTGATACTATTTAATGAAGTTAGATCGATGATATATCCAGTATCGTCGGATTTTTTCTTTAGTAAAAATGCATATCTTGTTTTAATTAATTCTAATAATTGAGCTTGTGTGGTTATACTCTTTACATTATTAGGTAAAAGAATGGATTTATTTCTAAGTTTTCCTGGATTTTTTGAATTTGTTCTATAATTGAAATCTTCCTGGTATGCTAAAGTCTTACCTAATTTGGAAGGTCGCATTGAGATTGGTTTAGAATTAGTTAATTCTTGATATTTAGAAGAAGATAATTGAGTGGAAGGAAATCCATCAATTAAATTATTTACTAATACATGTATTGGGGGATTAAATGCCATGGTCTTTTTTATTTTTTTAAAATAAAAAAATATAAATATAATATTATTATTAATTAATTATCCAATTCTCCATTTCAATCCACAGGATTGACAAGTGACGAATTCAGTCATAGGTTCATCTGCAGAACGAGTCTGCTTTTGACGAGCCATCGTCTTATTAGATCCGCATCGTTTACATACGTAATATCCTTCAGTGACATCTTGTTTTTCAGTAAGAGCTCTCAATTCAACCTTTTCTGCATCTCGCTCCTTTTTAAGGAGTGGATGATTTATAAACAATTCCTGTGGATTTTTAATCGTTTTATTTATAATAGTAATCTTTTCTTGGAAAGGAACTTCCGGAAGTCTAAGGATATCTAAAATATCCATAATATCTTGCTCACGAATTTTCTCCATTAATTTAGAAGCAATCTCCAATTCTTTCATGGATAAATCAGGAACATTTCTTTCCAGAAATTCATTCCATGTCTTAGTTTGAGATTTTTTTACCTCTTCTTCTTCTACTGGCTCATTCTCTGCTCCTCCTTCTTCTTCTTTTGGTTTATTAACTTTACGATTAATTTTCTTTGCAAGTTCTGTAAGAGATTCCTTTTCTTTTTGTTCCTTTTGTTTTTGCTTCTTTTCATACTTTTCTCTCTGTTTCTTTTCATTTGTATTCTCGGTTGATTTTTGTTGAGTACTATCTCTTTTAGGGGATTTTTTTTTCAATACAGGAATTTCAAATTCTTCTTGATCTTCATCCTCGACTTCTTCTAGATATTTTTCCAAATCTTCATCCGTCAATTCAAATACAGAAGACATTCTTGAATAGATTGTTAATTTTTAATAAATTCATAAATTATATATTCAATTGAAAAAGAATTCAATCTTTTTTAATAATTAAAAAATGGATCCAGATGACCTTGTCGATTTCCTCATTCATGTCCGTGAATTAGTTACTGATGCAACTGCGATTAATACCAATGCTACATTCCAAAATAAATTAGCGAATAATATCAATAAATAATTGCTTCCATTCATTATTGAATTTTACTGTATCTTTTCCCCATGGAGCTAAAAACCCTGCATTAGACAATTTATTATGAGATTGTTGGAATAGTCTCAATTTTGGTTTAATAGTTATTTCCCATTTATTCCCCACTTTTATATACCATTTTTTTGTCTCTAGCGAATACCAATAATAATTATATATTAATTTCAATATAGGATCATTCGGTAATGCTATAACAAATGATATATCACTATTTTTTAATATATAAGTTGATTCAGCCCATAATACATTATCTCTATTAAAAAAGAGTGGTTTATCTATTATTTCAATAGATGGAGGAATATCATCATCATAAAAAATTGCAATAGTTTTCGTATCATATTTTTTCCTAATTGGATTATATACTTCCTTTGACGAAAATGACGTAGAAAATTTAACAGATATATTCTTATTTAATACGATAAAACTATCTACCACTTTCCAATTATAATTTTTATACGAATCTATTATCGATTTTTCCGAACTACTAGAAAGAAAAAATGAGACATTATTAAAATAATAATCTTCCTCATCTTCATTCACTTCTTCATATTCATCTAGTGAAGAAGTTGAAATGGGAAATGCCAACATTTTTTTCATAAAAAAATATTTATGAAAAATTATTTTTTTAATATTGTCCGTTAAACAATGCAATGCTTTGAACAATGAATAAATAAATTAACCATAGGAATGCAATGAGATATAATGTAGCGAATGCGGGATGGGTTTGTTTGAATATAGCTCTGAAAGGGAAGATACTCATAATAATGAGGATAATTAAAACTACATATGACCATAATACTTGTCCGAATGTATATAGTATAGTACCCCATAATAGATAGAGTAAAATAATAGAAACGAACCAATCAATCTTGATCGATGGATTCATTCTAACAGCCCAATAAGGTATCAATCCAACGAATACATAGAAAAATACACTGAATGTAATCATTATAGCGGGATAATTTCTCAATACAGTACTCACATTGGATTGGCTAATTTGTAAACCAGTGATGATACTGGGGATAACTAATACTAATAATAAACTGATAAATGTAGCAGCTCTATTATCGATTAAATCCATTCTTTATTTTTTATATATATAAAATTTTCTTTTTTATTCTATTTGCCATTGAAATTCTGGCTCATTTTTATCCTTTAAAAGATTGTTTATTTGAGTGAATACATTACATCCAATAAATTTTTGACTTTGAATGGATGGAGTTTCAATGACTAATGTCCTACTCGTGAGATAATTTCTAATATGGGTTGTTTCTTTCCCATTCAAAATGAATATAACATTTTTATTCTTATTTATAATAAGTTCGCATGTCTTTCTTATAACGATAGCCCATAATTTTGTATGATCTCCATTCTTTCTATTTGGGCAGACGGATAAAGCCATTGTTAGAAAGAATATTCCTCGATAAGCCCAAGAAGATAAATCTCCATGGAATGGCTTTTGAAAGCCTTCAATTGTGCGTTCTAATTCTTTATACATATTTTGAGTCCCAATAGGGATTAAATCATCCTTCCTCACGCTGGGACCCAATCCTTGAGATTTTGTTTCAAATGTTCCATAGACTGTACCTTTTATGGGTTCATAGGTTACAAAGACAATTTTTACTTTGGATAGAGGAGTTAAATAATAGCATCTAAATAAATAATTAGGATCAGGTTCAAATAATCCCATTTGTTTCTTTTCCTCATTTAATATTTCATCTATCTCATTTAAATCTTCCTCTAAATCATGAATGAGAGTCTCCCACTCCTTCGGCGGATATTGAATCAAATTTTTCTTCCAATCCATTGTCTCCTTCTGCATAATTTGCTTCATGTAATTTTAACCAATTATTTATTTCAGTTGAAAGAACTTCTAAATTATCCATTACTTCAGGATGTCTATCATAAGTAACCACTAAATTCCTCAATCCATTATAAGCCTGTTTCACATGCTTATAAATCACTTTCTTGTATTCTTGTGTGGTTAATGAATTAAATTGATTCATTGCATCATGTATAATTATTCTAATTCGTTGATGTGTATCCCTCCCCGATTCATTATATACCATTCTATAGATCGATCCATACCATGAATCTGAATCCACATATATCCTCTTATTAAAGCACGGTTTTTCATTTTCTTTTATATTTGATATGAATCTTAGATCCACCAATACTTTTGACAAATGATCAGGCCAAATACTCATTTTATTTTGTTTATTTTTAATACTTTAAAAAGGATGATTTCGTATTTGGACGAAGCAATTTTTGGATTCATATTTAATTTCATACTAACCCCATTCGGGTTATTGGGTTATTTAGTAGTAATTTATTTAGTCGCATACGAAGTCTTCATTCAAGTCACATGCAATGAATCAGTTTGTTTGCCTAATAGATTGTTCGTGATTTTATTCACTCTCTTAGGGAGATTTGTTGGAGAGCTTGTTTGGCCACCATTGACTTCTTTAGGGTATAGGGCACTTTATTCTGAGGAATAATATTCAATAAAATATTTTTTAATTTTATATTAAAAAACATGGCTAAGGTAAATTCATTCATTTTATTAGAACCAAATTCTGTTCAAGGAAATACTGAACAATTAACTAAATTATTATCGGATTATAATGTTAAAACTATTTCTGTATCAAAATCAAGCGATGCAGATACTCTTAGATTTAAGATAGCTATTTCTCAATTAGATGATAAAGATACCGGTCTTATCCTTGTTAAGGATAATTATACTTCTTTAACGGATGCAGCAACTTTAAAGACTGTAGTTAATTATGCTATGAGCCAAAGTGATCCAGTGATAATCAATTTAGGAAAATCTTCTTCCTCCCAATCTGATTCTCTTTCCTTTGTTAAAGATAGTATTTCAGGGATTGATGCAGTCCTATTAAACCCAAGCGCTATTGCTTCCATCAAAAAGAATTATGATACATCTATTACTCTCTCTAATAAAAGTATTTCAGATGATGATGTACCTTTAAAGAGCCCCAAATTCTATGATGATGGATTCGCAGATGAAGAAACTATCCCTTCATCAATCAATGATGCTTTACTTTCTATGGCTAATAACAAAACAATCAATGTAGTATCCACTTCTACACCTTTATTCAATTCTAAGGATACAGGAATTGCCTATTATAACCCAACTGATTCAGTACCCACTGATGTATCTGTCGTTTCCGCAACAAATATTCCTCAAATTCAAAATACTATGAATACTATTTATGCTCCTTCAAGCACTGAATCAATGATGTATTCCGGATGGTTCCTTTTTGTATTAGTTATTTTACTCATCATCCTTTTAATCATTATTATTTACAGCTATTTCACTCAAGAAGATTATTACTATTATACTAAATAATTTAATATATTTTTAATATTAGTTAATATTAAAAATGTCTAGTCAAAAATTAACTGATAGGATAGCTCGTGTAGAAACTTTAATTGATGACTTAGTAAAAACAGTTGAAACATCAGTAAAGAATAAAGTGGAAGAAATCCTTCATGATATCTTACCAGAAAAAAAAATTATCACAGATAATGAAACTATTCATACTATTGATACCATGACTATTCCTGAATATAGTATGAATACACCTATTCATCCTCCTCCTATAGATAATAATAATAATAATAATCTTGTGGATATATCCATTCCTTCTTCCACAGAAGAAATTACCCCTGTTAAATCTAATACTCTCATGTCATTATTAAGTTCAGTCACCAAATCTTCTTATACAGAAACAGAAAAGAAATTACTCCATTTATATAAAAATTATGTGGATAATTTCTTAGAAACACATATACTTAATACGAAAGATAAAATTAATATGGATTATCGAATTATTCTAATTACATTAGAATTTATTTCCAGTGCAGAAAAAGATATTTGTACTCTTGGAGGTATTACTGAACTAGATATAGATATAGCAACAAATTGCGTATTATGGCTAATTTCATTTTATAAAAAAGAAACAAATACTACACGTTTAGATCTTCCATCTAATATAGAATTGCTTATCAAGTCATACTATGATTTGAGAGCTAAAAAGTATACCATAGATCCAGTAAAAGATATTAATCCAGAAGAAAAGGAGAGGAAAAAAAAGATGAGTTTCCTAGTTAAGTCAAAGGTTAGATTAGCCACTATTAGATCAAGATTTAATAATCGTACCGACTCAAGCTGTCTACCTTAAATAGATCAATTTATTATGTTATAATAAAAATGGATAATTATTATAACAGTATTAATACAGCCATCCTTATATTTGGACTTATTTCAGGATGCCTTTTTGTTATTTCAGAAATTCTCGGTACAATGAATAAGTATTCTTCTTCTTGTACTTCTATAACAGAATTTATTCTTAAAACAATGCATATAATTAGAGAGCCTTCTCTAGAAGAGAGACTAGATTATTTACAAAATCAACGTTTAAATCGTTCATCTCTGAGTAATACAATTAATATGGTTTAAATAAGTTGCTCAATCTTAGTTATACGTACACCAATTTCAGCTAATGTATTTACAACTGCATTTATACTTTCAGTATGACCTTCAACTGTTTGCTCTAATTTATCTACACGAGCGGTTAAATCATTAGTAGATTGAAGTTGAACTGTCTTTGTATCACCGTTTGACCATGTGAATGTTATATTGGTAGTATTATCATCAATGAGTTCTACATCTACATTAACAATAATATTATCCTCTACTATATCACGGGTAATTGTTCCAGTGGATGGACCTGTGGAAACTGGAGAATCAGTTCCAGTGGATGGGACTGATTCAACAGGAGAAACAACTCCAGTGGACGGGCCTGTTTCAACAGGAGAAACAACTCCAGTGGATGGTCCTGTTTCAACAGGAGAAACAACTCCAGTGGAGGGTCCTGTTTCAACAGCAGAAACAGCTCCAGTGGATGGGCCTGTAGTGCTAGTAATATAGTTTGATGAATTGATAACAGGGAATGTAGAAGTATTTACTGTATTAGTATTATAATTGCGACGCTTAATTGTGGCAAAATATAAAAGATATTGTTCAATAGAATTAAAAACGGGATGAGGATGTGAAGCCATTTTTATATTCTAAAATTTTTTTTAAATGAAAAAATTTATCATAAAACAAAGATTTTATTTTCTAAAAAAATGTCAGCTAAGAGACCAGTAAATGTTTTTGCTAATCCAAATATACCTATTCAATCTACTAATAAACCCTATGGTAATGCGATGAATCAACCTAATTCATCACCATCTTCTCAACAAAAAAATACAGGACCTTATGGTAATGCTATCCCTCAAAATAATCAACCTAGTCAAAATATTAAAAGTCCATTTGTAAATAATCAGACTAATATGATGAATCAGCTAAGTCGTTCTAATTCATTAGTATATGGAGGTCAACAGACTCGTCCCACTCCCCCTCCTCAACAACAACCCAATAATCAACCTTATACTCGCCCAAATCAACCTTCACAAAATAATAAGCAACAATTTTTCCAAATTGCACAACAACAGCAACAACAAACTCAACCCCAACAAATTAAAGTACCTGATACAATACGTTCTCCTATTATGGCTCAAATTCCTATTAACCCCGTTAAAGAAATATCAA